CTGCTTTAAAGGGTACTATGATATTTGCTCCCCATAGCTGCATATAGTTCCAGTTTGTATTTTTATAGATCAGTGCCAGCCTGTCGGTAGATTGATAGGCGGCTTGTGTGAAATAATCCGATGTATGCGTGAAAAACAGACTGAAAATATACTTCTTCATGAAGATATAACTTCCATTCAGATTATAATTCGTCATCGGCTTCAAATTCGGTGTACCCCACAATTCTGTATATCCATTAAGATAACTGACGGAAGACTGCATATCCCAATAACTTGGATAGGTTTTATCCGTAGATAATGACAATTGAAACAGATGTTCCGGTGTTTTAAAATAGGTCAATGATGCTTGTGGAAAGACTGCCCATTTATGATAATTGCCAATCGTATAATACTCTCCTGTAGCAGAAACGGATAAAGATGTACCTGTTGCATAGTTTTTGCTCAACGACACATAAAAACTGGCAGTTTGTTCTCTCAGATTGGAATATGTATTTTGTGTTTGAATGTCACCTGTCACTTTATCGTAAGTTTGGAAATCAAGATCTTTGGCAAATCGATAGGAAACTCCATAACCCAAATTCCATCCTTTGGATAAAGAGTGTTTCCCGTCTACATAAATAGAATAGCGGTCTATCTTTTGTCCGCCAACCATAGAGAAACTACTCTGATTTCCATTTTGATAATCAGTATGTAAACATTGATTATTATTGGAAGTATAATAGGTATAGTCACCTCCTATTTCAAGACCGAATCCTGAATGATATTGCAATGTGACATTGTGCATTTGATTGTCAATATATTTATCAACATTACCGGTTTGGTAATTGCCTGATGTCCGGCTGTTATTATATTGGTCAGGGGTATAACTACCTGTGTAGGCAATATTGATATTGTTTTTATCGTTGAAATTATATTCAAAAGCGGCTCTAAGGTCATGCTTCCAATACTTGCTGCGCAACTGTTCATTTTGTGTGATAGAATGGAGTTCTTCTTTTAGCGTATGCTTGGAATCAAGGTCTATGTACTCCATTTTTTTTACGTTATTTACTCCATACATTACATCAAAAGCCATTTTAGGAGTTGACAACCGAAAGTTCCCGTTCATTCCCCCGTCATTGAAGTATTGGTTTTTATAGTCAGCACTTATCTCACCCTGAAAAGAGTAGTCGTTTGAACGCTTTAAAACAACATTAATAGCCGCGCCCCGTACATGATATTCAGGAGGCGCACTGTACATCACTTCCACTTTTTCCACACGATTAACCGGAGTATTGCGCAAAATCGTTTCAAGTTGTCCGGCATCCATTGTTGTTGGTTTGCCATTTAGAATAATCGTCAGTTTCCCGGCTCCTGCCAAAGTCAGTATTCCTCTCTCTTCTTGTACTCCCGGTATCTTTGTCAATGCTTCATAAGCATTGTTTACAAGTTGATTTTGGGTAAGGACAGCAAGATTATACCCTAAAAGTCCATTCTTCACTTTAACAAAAGGACGTTCTGCCTTTATAATAATTTCATCCAAAGCATAGTCTTTAGGTTGAAGTTGAATAGTTCCGACATCATTTCCCTTACCTGCCATTTGTTTGGTTTCATATAAAATGTGTTGTATTATCAAACGGTATTCTTCCTGTTGGCTATTAAAAACGAATATACCGTCAGTATTAGAGATGGATGCGGCTATATAGGTCGAATCCATCGCTTGCAGAATAATAGTCGCTCCGTCTATCGGTAGTTGTTCGGCATCTATTATTTTACCGCTAATCATTTGCCCATAAACAGTCGTTTGGGAGCAAACGAACGATAGGAAGAAAAATGTAAGTACTTTAATTTTGCGTAACTGCATCATACGAATTCAGTTGATTACAAGAAATCTATCAATCCAATATGTATTTCGGAATGGATACAAAGCTTATTATTCCTCTTATTCGATAGTCTGTATCAGGAACGGTCAATATCATAGTCATATCTATGGGAGCAGGTGATTTGGTCAAAGCATTGTTTATAAGCCTTTCCCAATCGACGCCTAAGTAGGCTTGAATGACTTGTAGCACGTACGAAGAACTGGCTTCTTCGCCATACAGTTCTATTTGGAAATCATAGAACTTCGACGCAGTAGTTCCAGCATCAGCGGGATTGTGTTTGTATAAGCGTAAGTTGGGAATAGCGTATTTAGTGGGTGCCGCACCTGTGTCGGCATTCTGCGTGATGAAGAACTCGTAACCGCTGTCTTTTAGTATAGGCTTGTTATATATGTTATCTTGGTCGAACAGATAGTAGTCCTGAGCTTGATTGTTCACTAAAAAGAGTGTGGTGCCTGCCGGCAATATCGGGTAGTTGCTGTCATTGATAACGTATGCAAGGTAGCAATCTGTTACTTTCACTTCAATAGTTTCTTTATCTCCTGTCACATTGTCTATAATGGACAGCATGGTACTTCCTTTCTGTTTTCCGAACAAAGAGACAACACCTCCCGGCTTGTCTGCATATAACTTGCCATTATAAGTGGCTTGCAAAATATTTTCATCTTCTATCGCCAAACTAATATCCCCACTACCATTTGTTATGTAGATGCTGTTAGTTTCTTGTCCTAATCTTACCTCATAGTAAGTATCTCCAAGACAGAACGGAGTAATCGCTTCATTTTCGTTATTATCATCACTGCAACTTGTCAGTGACCATATGCTTAGCAGCAATGCTATATGCCAGAATTTAAGTTGGTTCATATTACTTTTTTTGGTTGTTATAATCAGTGCAAAGTTACGGGCATTAAACGAAACAACTCTCAAACTAAGTTGAGAGTTGCACAGAAGGGTATTTTTTCGGAGATGCTATTTCTCTCCAAAAGTAATCTCCTTGCGAATACGGCTAAGATATGTTGGCGTTATTTGCAGATAAGATGCCAATTCTTTAAGTGTGATGTTTTGCAGTATATCAGGGCAACACCTTAATAAATGGATATAATGTTCCTTTGCAGACAGACGATACATATTCAGAAAACTATCGTATGCCTGAATGAAAAATCCGTCCGATATAGCACTATGCAGCTTAGGTTCTTTCTCGAATAGTTCATCCACAATGTTTCGGTTACATACATAAACTTCAGAATCCTTTGCCGCTATAATATCTGCTGCAACAGGAGTATTCATCACCAGACTTGAATAATCACCTATCGGAGTATCACAAAATGAAAATCCGGTAATATGAATATTACCCTCTGAGTCTATCACAGAATACTTGAAATATCCGTGTTTAATGAATCCCCATACACATTTTGTGGTTTCTCCACGATGAAGAAAATATTCACCTTTTTTGTATGAGCGTAACTTACCCTCTTTGGTGCATAGTTCGCGCCAAAAGTTCAAATCAATTTTATCTATATAGAGATTGAATTTATCCATATAATAGTCTGTATGACATCTATTTGCAAAGGTAGTGATTTTATTTCAAACTATCTATAACATAACATGTAAATGAAGCCATTCAGACTACAATTCACTCTAAATGGCTTCTTGGGACTATTAAAATTTTACATTTTCATTCCTATCGGTCGGTTCTCATCCTTGACATACAGCCCCGGACGCACGATTGTGACATGGTCGGCAATGAAATTGCCCGTGGGAATTCGTTCACTTGCCGGACTGCTTATCAAAGGAGCATTATGCCATGGAATCGTCCCATCTTTGTTGCCACTTAGCCTCCATCTCCCTCGAAAGCTCCACAATCTCCCGGCTCAGTTTCACGAGGTCGATGGTACACTTCTCCAGCTTGTAGAGCAACACCATCGCCTTTTTCTCCGAAAAGTGGATGCGCAGCTCTTTAACGACCTGATTGTAGTTCGTGCCTATGCAGCGGAACTGGACATGGAAATCCGACAGCTTGGTGTAGTAGTCCAGCATCGTCTTGTCCACCTTCAGCACCTTGAACTTCTGTCCGAAGAAGTGCGCTTTTAGAAAGACTGCTTTCGCATACACGTTCGATTCCTCGTACATCGTCAGGAACCTGTTCCATTCCACATCGTCGAAGCGCACCATCACGCAGTGCGTCTTCGGGTTCAACTTGGGATTTCTCCCGTACTTAGTCTTCTTTTTCATACTTCTTAATTCTTTTAATTTTATGGCTTGTCTATTGCTTAATCTTTGATTAAAGAACCCCGAAATTATCCGACTGCGGAGGATAATTCTGCCCACGGCGGTGAAGGCATTTTCAGTTACTTAGAATTATTCGGGTAACTGAAAATATACCTTGCTGTGTCTTTGAGGACACAAAAATCCTCCGCCTGTCGGATTTGTTTCCGGGTGTACTCACTCATCTTGGGTATCGGTTAAGCCGATGAAGTGTATTCACCAGCCCAACCGACTTTCTGTAATCCCGTCAGAGCTTGCGCCACTGCTCGATGTCGTTCCGATAGGTGTCGAGGTGCAGGCGGACGAGGTTTTCAATCAGCCCCGATGCGCTCATGCCCTTTCCTCCGAGGAAGCGGACAACCCTGTCGAGTTCGTCACGCACCGTCTCGCTGACGAACACGGGCTTGCGGTTGACAAGTTTCGGGACTTTCAAGTAGGTGGCGCGGTACTCCTCCAACGACAACCTGCGCTGCTTGCTGCTGACACGCTTCTGCAGCATTGCCGTTTTCTCGACCGCCTCACTTGACGGTTCATCCGCCATAGCGGTCTCCGTTTCCTCCGTAACGATATTGCCGGGCAGTTCCAGCTCATCCGGCTCCAGACCGATACGTCTGTAGATGTCATTCATCGACTTGGGAGTGTAGGATTCCCTGCGTCCCATCTTTTCCACGATTTCACGAGCCTGCTGCTCTGTAATGTTTGGTTCTCTCTTCATTGTAAAAAACAAATTGATTAAGTTATTAACTGTGGTCTTGGTAAACACCTTGACCGATTATCGGGAGCAAAGTAAGGTGCTTTAATACAGTCAGTCAAGCACTTGGATTCTCTTAGGCAATTTTGTGTGGTTTTGCATTATGGCGGTTGATAAAGCGGTGAGGACTTCACCGTTTTGCCGGATGTATATGCCCGAAAGGGCAAAGACTCAATTGTAGGCGAATTTGAATTAAGTCCTTATTTTTCCCCTTGCCACCTTTCTATTTTTTAGAATTAAGAAGATAACCGCTGCCTCCAGCCAATGCCAACCTCTACCACCCTGTGCCACTTGCTGCCAGACCTGATTGAAACCATTGCCGGATGCCGGATTATGTATTTCTTTGCAGGAGAAGGAATGATAGCCGCCAAAGGGAAGTCAGCATCCCGGACAATGACTGCCGTATCAGCGCAACACGCTTCCACTTTCGGGGAACCTATTGTCAGGTAACGGATTATATATTCCTTTGCGGCAAAAGAAACAGTAACAACTAAAAGAAAGACAATATGGAAATCGTATCAATCGAGAGAAAGACCTTCGAGGAACTGGTCGCCAAGTTCGACCGCTTCGTCAGCCGTATGGATGCCATCTGCCATCGTCACGGCGAAAAGAAAATGAGCGAGTGGATGGACAATCAGGACGTGTGCCGGATGCTCAACATCAGCCCCCGAACCTTGCAGACGCTTCGGGACAACGGCACGTTGGCTTATTCGCAGATAAACCACAAGACCTATTACCGTCCCGAAGACGTGCAACGCATCGTTTCCATCGTGGAGGACAGGCGAAAAGAAGCAAAGTTCAAAGGCAGAACAATCTGATAACCGAATAGAGTAATAACAATAATTCCACTAAATCCAAAGTAATATGAACGAACTGATTAACAAAGACAACGAGTGGATAATCCACTTCTTGGGCAGCCTTGACCGTCTGCTGGACAACGTAGAGCATCTGACCGCAAACTACCGCCCGACACTGAACGGGGAGCGTTTCTTCACAGACAAGGAAGTGTCGGCACGGTTGAAAGTGAGCCGCCGGACGCTTCAGGACTACCGCAACGAGGGACGTATAGCCTACATTCAGTTGGGCGGCAAAATCCTCTACCGTGAATCCGACATCGAAAGGATGCTGGCTGACGGCTACCAATCCGCCTACCGACTGAAGGCAACCTGATTTTCTTGAAGGAGCGCAGTTTGCCGTCTGCCCTATGTTTGCGGCAGCAATGGAACTTCGGCAAAAAGACAAAAGGAACGGCTTACAGATGAAGCATCAATGTTTAGCTTCGTCTGTAAGCCGTTCCTCTATTTCTTCTGATTTCCCGCCAGTCGCTTGTTTCCGTTGCCGGATGCCTTTCAAGCGTGTGGATGGCAGTGGCAAGGTTTTCGGGCGGAATACGCTCAAACCCGTTTGAGGAAGATTCTGCCTGAAACGGCTCTGCCGCCTGACCTTGCCAATGCCGTCAAAGCCACACGCTACCTTTGCATCCGAGCATCGGGAACAGGTGGCTGACGGGATGAACCTCAACTATACCATAGGTTACTGCCCTTACCGCAAGAGAAGAACAATGTTGTCGGACTTCCTTTCTTGGAGGCGCAGATTTCATTTATTACGAACCGTCTGAACTGAAAACTTTCTTTACTGCATATCCTGAATGCAATGGCTATAATCATTTCAAGGTTATACACATCATAGCTGATGCCGTCAGTTTGCTTGATATACTTCATTGTATAAGTTTCACTCAATTCCTTGTTCTTGTAGATTGCCCGTATCGCCTTGCGGATGTCGCACGAGAACACCCCAAACAGGTCGGCTATCTCAAACTGGGTCATCCACACGGGGGCAGTTGGTACGGTGACCACCCCCGTTTCACTGATTGTTATTATTCCTCTGTTCATAATTCATCTATTTTATAATGGTTATTTACTATTCTCTTTCTTTTCGCCAGCCGATATTTTCTTTCTCCGCTCCATCAGTTTGTCCATATCCTTGGAGATTTTATCGTCTGTTATCCGTGCATATCCCTGTGTCGTCCTGATATTGGAGTGTCCCATCATCTTGGCGATGCTCTCAATGGGTATGTCCGCTGAAATCAGGAAAGTGCCGAAGCTGTGCCGACTTTGATGATAGGTCAAGTTATCCTCTTTTCCTATGGTTATTCCCAACTCGTGAACCTCAAACCATAGGGCATCACGGTTGGGAAGAGGAAACACGGGCTTCTCATCATCAGTTGTGTTATACAGCGACAATATCTGTTCCGCTATGGGATGTAAGGGTATGAACGCCTCCACTTTTGTCTTCTTGCGGTTGATGCGGATGTAGCGTCTGCCCTCCGCATTCGTCCCGATATGATGGGGATGCAGCAGTTGTATGTCTGCATACGCCAGTCCGGTCAGGGTCGAGAAGATGAAAGCCCGTCTTGCCAGTTCCATCCGCTTGTCATACATCGGTGTGGAAAGTATCTTCTTGAACTCATCACGGCTGATGTACCTGTGTCTTGCCTCAGGTTTCGTTTCATATTCCAAATCCTCGCAGGGGTTCACACGGATAATCTCCTTATCGACTGCAAGGTACAATAATCGGTTCAGCCAACGCAGACAATGGTTTGTTTGGGAAACTCCGAAGTTCTTGCATTTCTTCAAATGGGCTTTGTAGGACTTGCCGAAATCCTCCGTCACTTCTTCAAGAGGAATGTCCTTTTTCCCGGTTGACGCTATAAAGTCCGTCAGGTACTTCTGGTAGTACATTGAAGCCCGATAGGAAGAAGTGGAATCAATCTCTTCGGAATGTTTCTTCAACCGCTCACGTTCCCATTCTCCCATTTGCAATAAGGTAGTCGGATGAATGTTGTTCAAGGATATGTGGTTTTTCAGCATTTCGGCACTGACCACGCCTTGCGATTTCAGTATCTCGGTGTAGGCTTCTTCCGTCAGACGCAGGTATTCCCGTAAACGGTTGTTCTCCCTGATAATCTTTATCTCATTCTTCCTGCCGTTCCAGTCTTCTGGGCGGCAATAGATACCTGTGCTTATGACTGTCTGCTTGCCGTCAATGGTTATACGGCAAAGTACGGCGGTCGTACCGTCAGTCTTGACTTTGCTGCGGTTGATATAGGGCAATAGTGAAAAAGTGCTTCGCATATTGTTGTTGGGTTTATAGGGTGAGTTTGAAATCTTGGGTTGCTTCTATGAACTTGTCCATATCCTCGAACAGTTTTTTCGGGCTGACACGGGCATATACCTGAGTGGTGGAAATATCGGAGTGTCCCAACATCCGGCTGATGGTCTCGATAGGCACACCCGCTTCGAGCGTGATTAACGAGGCGAAACTATGCCTCGCCTGATGATAGCACAAGTCGTCCTTGATGCCAGCCAGTGCAGCTAACGCCTTCATGTGCCTTCTGAGATTTGACCAGCGCAGTAAAGGAAACAGGGTGTCCCTTTCCTCACTGTGATACTTCTCAATCAGATCAATCGCTTCCGGCAACAGTTTTACACTGGCACGAAGTTCGTTTTTCTTTCTCCGATACTTCAACCACAAAGCCCCGTCCTCATCCGTACATAGGTTCTCACGGGTAATTGAGACAACATCTGCATAACAGACCCCGGTGTAACACCCGAAGAGAAACATATCCCTTGCCAATATGTGGGATTTACGGTAAGCAGGTATTTCCACATCACGGATTTTTTCAAACGATTCACGGCTCAATGCCCGTGGGGTTTTATCTGACTGCTTAGGCAGGGTGAAATGCTGGAAGTGGCTCCTGTCTGCATAGCCCTCCTTGTATGCCAGACGGCATATCTTCTTCAAGATGGCAAGATGGTGGCGAACGGTATCTATCGCATATCCCTTGTTTTCCATAGCGAATGCCTGATAGTCGTGGATGAACTGCTCCGTCAGTTGCCCGAATGCCAAATCCTTGACCTTGTACTGATGTTCGATGAATTCACCGAGTGTCAGGCGCATATAGTGATAACCGGGATAAGTCCCTTTCGCCCGGTCAATGCCGATACGGGCTTTGAGGTCGTCACAGATAACGTCCGTCATTTTCATAAGGGTCATCTGTGTTTCCATGCTGCCTTGAAAATGGTTTTTCACATCGGTTGCATCAAAATCCACTTTACGGCTCATCAGATTATCGAAAGCGTTATTCACCGCCAACAGCAACTTTTCAATCTTGGCATTGATTTCCACCGCCTCCTTGCTCTTGCCGTTCAGACGGCTTTCACGGGGATTCCACAGTTCGGGGGTACAGGACAGCTTGCATCCGAACTGCGCCATCGTGCGGTTCACCGTGATGCGTCCCATGATGGGAGCCTTGCCCGACTTGTCCAGTCCGCTCTTTTTGAGGTAGAGCAGCACCTTGAATTTTTCTACTTTCATACGCTTATATTTTTAAGTGCAAATTTACTTGCCATATAAGCGTTCCTTGATATGCAAAACACTGTGTATGAGTGCAAACAAAACGGTGAGGATTTCTTTTTATCGCTTTCTGTTACCTATTCCCGTTTCGGTAACAGCCCGGCTAACGGTTTGGTAACTGAACAACCTCAATATTCCGTTGTGGTTTGCATTTTCTCAACTTGGCAGAATACTGAAATGTCGCTTATTTCTAACGGTTTACGTTTAATTTTTACCTGTTCGCTGTCGCTTGCTTTGCCGTGTATATTCCACATGTCGCGCCATACGTTCGGAACAATGCTGATGACTGCCGGGGTTGACCTCTATACGGCAAGCAAGATGATGGGACATTCCGATGTGCGCGCGACCCAGGTTTACGCAAAAATTATCGACAGTAAAAAAGTCGAGGCGATGAATCTCCTTGACAAGGTTTTATAAATGACAAAACTAAATAATATGACCTCTCCCAAAAAGAAAACAAAACTCAAAGAACCTGTCAGAGTGCGCACCAAGAAACTCGCTGACGGTTCAGAATCCTTCTATCTTGACATATATGTCAATGGGAAACGTAGTTATGAGTTTCTTAAACTCTATCTGCTTCCTGAAGTCAGCGCGAAAGTCAAGGAGCAGAACAGGGCGACCCGTGCCGCAGTGGAAGCCATAAAATCCCAGCGTATAATAGACATAACCAACGGAAAGGCCGGAATAAGGCGCAATGCCGGGTGGCAGAAACTTCTGCTGACGGACTGGCTCGACAAATTCAAGGCCGCGCAGGAACGCAAGGGCATACGCAATATAGCACTTTTGGGCAGTGTTATTAAAGTCGTGACACTGTACGGCAAAAAGACCCGCATGGGTGATATAGACAAGAAATGGGCACTCGGCTTCATCGACTGGCTGCAGAACTCATACAACAGGCAGAACAAGGTGAGCGAGGGAATTAGGAACAGTGCATACGCGCCAAAGGAAGGCCGTATATCGCAAGGCACGGCGGTGAGCTATATCTCCCAGCTTTCGATTGCGCTCAATGCCGCTGTCCGTGCGGAAGTACTCGGCGAAAATCCGTTCATGCTGCTTTCTGCGGCAGAACGTGTGAAAAAGCCCGAATCACAACGACAGTTCCTGACGATTGAAGAATTAAAGAAAATCACAGCCACCGATTGCTATAATCCGGTTGTGAAACAGGCATACCTGTTTTCATGCTATTGCGGACTTAGAATGAGCGACATTTACGCCTTGAAATGGAAAGATGTGCAGATGAATGACGGCAGATACCTGCTGTCGGTTGTAATGAAGAAGACATCGACACCTGTTTATATCCCGCTTTCCAACAATGCGCTCGCATGGCTTCCTGAAAGAAATGAAGATGAAAACTCCCCCATTTTCTCAGGGCTGCCGTCTCTGATGACAATCAACAAGATTCTCAAGGTTTGGGCAAAATCCGCCGGAATAGACAAACATCTGACTTTTCACACATCCCGCCATACATTCGGAACACTCATGATGACCGTAGGAGCAGACCTTTATACGACCTGTAAGCTGATGGGGCATTCCGATGTCCGCACAACGCAGATTTACGCAAAAATTGTTGACAGTAAGAAGATTGAGGCTGTCAACCTCGTTGACAAGATGTTTGAGAAGAGAAATGAAAAAGAAGAAAACGACTAAAAATGTCATTGCCTGACAGCAAGTTACATTTGCACAAGGCTAACATTTTGAGAATCGTGCCAAATACAGCCTAAAACATTTTGAGAATCGTGTGAGATTGATTATCTTTGCACCTGTTAAACAATGGCTATTACATGATATTCAAGCGAAAGATATACCGGGAACTGCAACAATGGAAAGAATCGGACAACGGTTCCACAGCCTTGTTGATAAAAGGCGCGCGACGGGTCGGAAAGTCAACGATTGCCGAGGAATTTGCACGCGCCGAGTATGACAGTTACATACTGATTGATTTTGTCGAGTGCAGCGACGAGGTACGGGATTTGTTCAATGACGTGTCAAACCTCGATTTCATATTCATGCGCCTGCAGATGATATATCATGTTGAGCTGATTGAACGGAAGTCTGTCATCATCTTCGATGAGGTGCAGAACTGCCCCAAGGCACGACAGGCCATAAAATATCTCGTTAAAGACCGTCGTTATGACTATATTGAGACCGGCTCGCTGATTTCTATAAGGAAAAATGTTGATGGGATACTGATACCCAGCGAGGAACTTACGGTCAATATGTACCCGATGGATTACGAGGAGTTCAGGTGGGCTTTAGGTGACAGAGTGTCCGTACCTATGCTTGAGGAATGTTTCAGAGACCGAAAATCTCTTGGGGATGTAGCCAACCGCTCACTCATGCGCGATTTCCGGCTGTATATGCTTGTGGGAGGTATGCCGCAGGCCGTCGCCACTTATATAGAGACGAACAATATGGAGAAGGTCGATCGCACGAAACGGGGAATAATCACTCTCTATGAAAACGACTTCAACCGCATAGACCCATCCGGCAACGCATCGCTGCTGTTCCATAACATTCCGTCGGAATTGACACGCAATTCAAACCGTTATATGGCGTGGAGTTCAACAGGCGGGGCAAGAAGTCACGAGCTTGCGGACGTGCTGTCGGAAATGAAGGAGTCAATGACGGTCAATATGTCATACCATGCCAACGATCCGGGTGCCGGGATGTCGTTGCACCATGACACAAGCCGTTTCAAGATGTTTGTCGGTGACACCGGACTTTTCGTAACACTTGCATTTTGGGATAAAAAATTCACACAGAATGTAATATATGAAAAACTGCTGAGCAACAAACTCAGTGCCGACCTCGGCTATGTTTACGAGAATGTGGTGGCGCAGATACTTAAGGCCGCAGGCCACGAACTGCACTACTATACATTTCCGACAGAGAGCGGAAAACACAATTACGAGGTTGATTTCTTGATTTCAGACGGAGACAAGGTTAGCCCAATCGAGGTGAAATCGTCCGGTTACAAGGCTCATGCCTCATTGGATGCTTTCTGCTCTAAATTTTCGTCAAGAATTAAAAATGAATATCTTGTATATACGAAAGATATGCGCAAGGATGGCACTGTATTGTGTCTCCCGGTATATATGACAATGTTTTTATGAAGAAATCTATAAATATCGCAAACCGGCTCGATGAAGTCAATGGGATTGTTGCCGCTTGCAATGGTAGTACGATGTCTTTTGAACAGGCGTATGAGCTTGCACGGTTCTACTACGACCTTCAGGACACCAATGCGCTTATAGCCGATGCGGAGGTTATGGCAGGTGAGGATTTGTCAGGATTACGTGAGATAGCTATTTCCCTCAAAGCAGAGACCACGACACTCCTTAATAATATAGGGCGGCTTGACGGCATTGATTTCCGGGGGATTGCAAACGCTCACTCCCGACATTACCATGCCATATTTCAAAAGGCTTCTGATGAACTTAACCCTTACTGGAAACGGTACTGCGAGCTGAACCACCGCCTTGACTATCTACCTCTCGGCTCAAAAGAGTATGCCGAGGCTGAGAAGGAGTGCGATGCTGCAAAGGCGGAACATGACAGGCGGCAGACCGATGTCAGGAGAATATATGCTGAATACGAGCATGAGAACCGGCGCGCCGGGGATGTCTTTTCCCTCAAAGCCTCACACCTGTATGCGCTTGCCACGAAACTGAACGGCATAGCCGGAAGTATTATAAACGACCTTGACCGCATGGAGAAAGGGGAAGGTCGATGAACGGAGGTTTGTTGCTTGAAACCGCCAAGTGGCGTGATGTGGTTGAACTGGGCTTGTGCATGGCGATACACGATGTCTGCAACGACAGCCAGTTTGAGAACTGTACCCCTCTCGATTTTGCCAATTTCCTCAACGTAAGGGAAGAGGCAAAATCCATTGCCGTGCTGCCGAAGGAGAAACTGCGGGTCTGCTACATGGTCTTTGCCGTGGCGAGTAACATCAGCCCGAGGAAAGAGGCTGAGACATGGGCGCGGTTGTTCCTGCAACGCTGCGGCATCGCCAGGTCATACTACGACAAGCACCGTTCCGACATCTGCGCCGGCCATGCCACCGAGGACAACCGGAATTACCGCAAATCCATTGATGAAGCCATAGAGGAATGGCGTTCAAGGCGCAGAATCCCGTAATAATCCGGCTTATCCCCATTTACAACAGACATATTCGTTTTAACGACGCACTATACGACTGAAATTCAGCGTATGGTGCGTTTGTCATTTTTAACCTTTCCCCGTGAGACCCACATTGTGCCACACGGGGACGGCTGTAATTTTGCATCGGAATCAAAAGGCTGACAAGTCTATCAATCAGCACATTCTAAAAACAAAGAATATCAACTAAAAAACTTTTGTCGATGCAGACTAAACGAAAACTTCTCAACTCTCAGGAAGCCGCAGACTATCTCGGCTTCTCCCTGTCGTACTTCCGCAAGATGATGATGCGGCGCGTAATCCCCATGTACAAGCCGAGCGGAAAGATATGCTTCTTCGACCCCGATGACCTCGACGCATACCTCAAGAGCGTCCGCATATCCTCGCAGGACGAAATAGACGCCGAAGCCGCCCGCTATCTCGCGAACAAGAAGCCTCTTTAACCCTCACAAATCAAATCATTAAAGACTATGCCGACAGACATAACAACCACGCCGGGAGGAAAGACCGGCAAATCATCGGATACCAAATCCAAAGAGTCAAAATCCGGGAATCAAAGGAAAACCCAAGTCATCATGGAGTTTCTTGGCGGATGTACCCCCTACGAGGCAGACGCGCTCCGAGCCATGCTTTCGATTGCGACAGGAAAGAGCACGTTGGAGACCATGCCGCAGTATGACCGCTCCGCGCTCAACCGCTATCTCAACTTCGGTTGCGACAAGGAAACCGAAGGTGTGGACGGCATCCGCGCACATCGGCAGAAGCGGGCACTCGGACTGATGAAATCGGTGTCGCAATATGTGGGGAAGGAAGAGATAATAGACATCACTACAGCACTGCTCACCGTATCTTCCGACAGGCAGGACATACAGACGGTGTTGAACAGCCTTCCGAAATTGCAGACTCCCGGCAGTGGTGCAAATGCAGGAAACACATCGTCAAATGTGCCTATACCGAAATAGGGAATCATTGTCATCCCTCTTTTCCCTCCGTTTTCATTGTTCCCCAATCCTCAATTAGAAAATTGTCGGAGCTGATGTTTGAAGGATATTTGGAAGCGCAATCTTATATATAAATTGAATATTCTGGAAATATTGACTGACGAGCAAAGGGGACAAGGAGAACCGCCGACAAACTT